GAGCGCACCAAGCTGGCGCTGGCCGAGCTCAAGAAGAAGGGCAAGAAGCTGGGCTCACCCACCCCCAAGATCGGTTCGGCTGCCGGGGTCAAGGTGGTCAAGGCCAAGGCCGACAAGTACGCCGACCGGGTCGGCCCCATCGTGCGCGACATCATCCGCAGGTCGGGTGCCGACACCATGCGCGACATCGCCGCCGCCTTGGAAGCCCGTGGCGTGGCCACCCCGCGTGGCAACACCAACTGGGGCCCGACTCAGGTTTCCAACCTCCTGAAGCGCATCAAATGACCGCCTGCACCCTGCACGCCGCCGCCAGTCGGGTCACCCTGACCGGCTGGTTGAGTGTGTCCACAATGCCACACATCGAGGAGATGTTTGTGTCTGACCCGTTGTTCAACTGGGAGCAGCTATTCCCAGAAGATGCCATCAAGCTGGGCGAGTACCTGCAGGAGATCGGCCACCGCCCGGTGTGCCGCCTGGACATCAGGATCACCAGCCTGGAAGAGCTCAAGAAGGCCGCCGTGCTCATCAGCGAGCTCAACAAGACGCTGCAGGTGCTGGCCTATGCCGACGACCGGCATGAAGCTCTGCGGGTGATCCTGGCCCGTGGTGCAATGCAACAAGCACGCATCGGATTGAAGTTTTTGCGCACCAAGAAGTTCTTGGCTGGGCAGAAAAAGGACACTACCCGTAGTGTGCCCTGGCCAATACAGGTTGGGGATTTGGACAGGCCTTGGAAGGGGCCGAAAGCAGATTGATTTACAAGGAGAAAATCGTGAAGCCTTTTTTTAAAACCGAGGTCAATGCGCATAATGTATATAGCGTCAGTAGAAGCCATAGGCACTACCTATGGTGTTCCGCTGCGCCAGCACGGCGACAGCGTGACAGCGTTGCTGCAGTGCAGCGCCTCTGCAATGGAGGTGCAGTATGAGCTACGAAGTAGAAAAAGACTGGATTACTCAGGCTGGTCTGCGGGCCGTCGTCATCATGGGTGACTTGGGTCACCGCTGTGGCTACGTTGGCATCCCTGCTGAGCATCCGCTGCATGGCGTGGAATACAGCGAGAAGTCGCCGCACCTCAAACTCAACCCCGAGCGATCCACCGAGAAGATGAGCCCCATACAGATTCTGTGCGGGGCAGGCAAAGACTTCGACGACCTCAACTCGCCCGAGTATGTCTTTGAGGTGCATGGTGGCCTGACATTCTCAGGCGGCAATGGCAAGTACCCGGTCGAGTCAGACCTTTGGTGGTTTGGTTATGACTGCGGCCATTCCGGTGATGCACCTGCGCCTGGATCGCGCATGGCCGAGTACGGCATCTATGAGGGCGATGTGCATCGCACGCTTGAATACTGCAAAGCCGAGTGCGAGTCGCTGGCCAAGCAAATAGCGGCCGTCATCGCCAATTCCACTGGCGACACTACATCTAGCGTCTAATCAAAAACACACCTTTGGGAATTAGAACCATGCAGATCAATCACTTAGAGCGAACATCTCAGACGATACCAGAACATCGTACTGTAATTGCGCATAATTTGTATAGTGTCAGTAGACACCGGCAACACTACCTGCAGTGTTTGCCTGAGCCAGAGGAGACCCTCGGAGAGAGGGTTGCTGCAGCCGCAGCATTTCTGGTGTGCATCGCCCTGTTGATCATCATCACGGGGTGACGCATGACTGTCAAGACCACCACCCCACCGAAGACCCTGCTGGAGGGCGCTGAGTACACAAGCGCCGCGGCCACTGACATTGAGCGCACCTGGCGCAAACACGGCTGGCTGCCCAAAGAGGAGCGCGAGGCCGAGCTCAAGGCCCAGCAGACGGTCAAACGCATGAAAACCAAGGAGCGCAATGATGCTGGCTCCTAACCTGGCCGCTGGCCGCGACATGCGCGAGCGCCAGCTCGACATCTTTGAGCAGCGAGATCACCAGTTCCTGGAGCGCTGCCGGGCACTAGCTGTGCTCATCTGCCGCCAGCAGGGGCAGGTCTCAATCAACGACATCAGGCAGTTCATCGAGGTGCCGCCGGGTGTCCACCCATCTGTCCTGGGCGCGGTCTTCCGCACCAAGCAGTTCAAACGGGTTGGCTTCATCGAGGCCGCCCACCCAGAAGCTCACGCCCGAGTGGTGCGTGTGTATTCCCTCGCCACCAACAAGGAGTAAAAAAATGGCTGGAAAATTAACCGACGACAAAGAGATGAGCGCCAGCCGCCTGCCTGGCCTGATGGGGTTCAGCAAGTACAGCAGCCCCAACGATGAGCTGCAGTTCTCGATCAACGCCATCGACGGCAAGGAGCGCCCCGACATTGGCAACGAAGCCATGGGCTGGGGCAACACGCTGGAGCCGGTGATCCTGACCGAGGCTGCCAAGCGGCTGGGCATCGAGCAGTTCGACACCCAGATCGGTCAGGCCTACACGCACCGCAGCTTCGCGCTGTCGTGCAGCCTGGACGGGGTTGGGTATGGCATTGGCCAGGAGATCTTCACCGACCCGGACAAGGGCCTGTATGTGGTTGGCCAGGACTCCATCGTGCTTGCTGGCCCCGGCGTGCTGGAGGCCAAGCTCACCAAGTCCATGCCCGAGGAGACCCCACACCTGGCCCGTGGCCCCATCCAACTGCAAGGCCAGATGCTGGTCACCGGCCACAGGTGGGGCGCGGTCTGCGTGCTTTACCAGGGCATCGAGCTGCGGGTGTTTCTGTTTGCACCCCACCATGACACCCAGAAGGAGATCGTCAAGGCGGTGCTGACCTTTGAGCACAAGCTGCAGGCCTACCGGGAGAGCGGGGCCATCGACTGGTATCCACCCGCGAGCAGCAAGGAGCTGGATCGGATCTACCCCATGGTGGCCACCAAGGAAGAGGTCGAGCTCGATGTCAGCGTGGCCGACCTGGCCGCCGGCATTGTGGCCAACAAGGCCGCGATCAGGGCAGCCGAGGCCAGCATCGAGAGCGCAGAGAAGCTGATCAAGACGCAGTTGGGCCAGGCCGAGCGGGGCAGGGCAGGGCAGTACCTCATCAACTGGCCCATGCGCAACTACAAAGCCCAAGCGGAGCGTTTGATCCCTGCCAAGGAACCCTACTCTGTGCGCCAGAGCACGCTGTCGATCAAGGAGCTGCAGCCATGAACCTTCCCGACAAGCCTGCCATCAGGCATGCCTATGAGCAGGCCGTTGTGGCCCTGCTAAACGCAACAAACGCAACCGAGGAAGATGCCGAGGTCTTCGTTGACGCGATGGCCGACCTCATCTTCACCACCATGCAAACCTACCTATCCGAGAAAGACATCAATGCAATTGACCACCACTAATCGGGGCTTTGCCCCAGCCACCCTCACTGAGGCCATTCAGTTCAGCGACATGCTGGCGAGCTCCAGCATGGTGCCCAAGGCCTACCAGGGAAAGCCCCAGGACATCCTGGTGGCCGTTCATTGGGGTATGGAGTTGGGCCTGGCACCCATGCAAGCCCTGCAAAACATCGCTGTGATTAACGGCAAGCCCAGCGTCTATGGCGATGCCATGATGGCCTTGGTGCAGGCCAGCCCGGTCTGCGAGGATATCGAGGAGTACTTTGAGGGTGAGGGCACACCCAACCCTGTGGCAGTGTGCGTGGCCAAGCGCAAAGGGCGCAAGCCGGTGACCGTCAAATTTAGCGTTGAGGATGCCAAGCGAGCTGGCCTATGGAATAAGGCAGGGCCGTGGTCGGCATATCCCAAGCGCATGATGCAGATGCGAGCTCGCGGGTTTGCTTTGCGCGATGCCTTCTCAGATGTTTTGAAAGGCTTTGTGATTATTGAAGAAGCGCTGGACGAAACACCACTGCATGAAGACGAAAACTTTGGGCATGTCAAAGAAAGAAGTCCAAAGCCACGCAACCCTCTGGACATGGTGGCCAAGCCAGAGCCGGTGGCCATCCCGATTGAGATCACCGACCCGGCAATCATTGAGGCCGCACTGGCCGACACGGTCGAGCCAGATCCAGTACTTGATGCGATTGATGATGCCATTGCTTTCGCAGACAAGATGGTTGAGCGCTTTGAAGTGGTGGACATACCCGAGGTGCATGAGACAAGCTCACCTGATGAGCCTGCGGTCATTGGCTTTGCTTTGCTGGTGCCCGGCAAGGAGCAGCCCTTCTCAGTCCACCAGAGCTTGGATGAGTGGCAAGATGCCTATGAGGATCTGGCCGACAAGACGGCCAAGGCTGGCAAGCGACCGCCACGGGAGCGCATGACAGCGCTCAAGGAGCTCAAGCAGATCAATGAGGAAACCATTCAGCGGGTGGACACAATCAAGCGATTGCGCCACACAAGCTCGTATCAGCGCCGACTCAATGCGTTGGGCGCTGCGCAGTAATCAAAGGACTGCAAGCACCTCGTTGGTGTGCTTGATGCGATCTGAGAGCCCTATGGCCCCGCCATTTATGATCTTGGTTAGCCTCTGGTGATCAAGAGCGTCAGCGGGGGCATTGCACTTGTGTGTTGACCAAAACCACCCGGCGGTCAGGGCTGCGTACTTAGGCGTGGCCACCAAGTCGGGCTGGGTAACCAGGTCAACACCCAATGCTTTGCTTGCGTGATGGTAATTGTCCGAGCCGGTCAATTGAATTAGACCTCTGCCGCGCATCATCCAGCCATCATTGCTGGCCTCGTCCCGGTTTCCCATGCGACCGCTGTAGACCTTGTTCGCGATAAGACGCGGCTGGCCTGCGTACTGGTTAGCGATCTCCATCGTGGGGAATCGCTTGGGCCAGACCCGCATCAATGTCGCTGCCTTGTAGTTCAAATTTTCCTCAAGCATTCTGAAATTGCCTGACTCATGCGAGCACTGGCCAATGAAGCAGGCTTGCTGATTTTTGGTGGTGATGCCAAAGCGCTCAAATGTTTCGTTCAGTGGATCAACCCACTTCACATCAATGTGGAGCTTGGTCAGTTGTTCAGCGTTTAGCATTGATTGCCCCCATCACTTGGTTGTAGCTGTCGATGCAGGCGTTGAGTTGGTTGATGGCACGGTCACCGTCGGCTGTGATTTGGGCGATGAGTCGGAGGACTTCTCGCTCCTCATCAGAAGGCGTGTCAGCCGGTCGGTCAGGTTGGGCTCTCGCTTCAGTCCAATTTCCGGGGGCAGCGGCGGCACTTGGGGCGGCTGATACACAACTGGGGGACGGGAGGCGCACCCGACCAGCAGAGATAGCGCGATCAAGTGCAGACTGTTTTTGATTGACAACATTGTTGACCTCCATGAGTTTGGTTGATGTTTCAGTAATTTGTGCAGTGAGCTTTTGCTCTGTCTCTCTGGCCTCTGCGTTCTTCTTTGCAATTTCAATTTGCATTTCTTGATCGCGGCCAACCCAGCCCTTGTGGTGACCATAGAAGTAGGCCGAGGTGCAGACAACAACTGCGCCCAGGATCAGGTAGGGGTTGGGTAGCCCGATCATTTGACTGATGCCCTGGCTTCAGCCTGGAGCTCGCGCTCTGCGTCATCCTCAAGGCTGGGCGGCGTTGTCGGTGGTGGCGGTGGCGACCAGCTCTCATCAAGCGGTGGGTTTGTCCAGACAGGCAACGCCCCAAATGTATTTTGTACAGGGGCAGCAGGCACTGGCGGGGTTGTGGGTGCCGGTGCAGCCGGGGCAGGGGCATGTGTGGGTGTGGGTGGCGGTGTAGGTGTAACGGCCTGGCTGACGGCCCCCACGGCACGCTTGCCCACAATCCCGCCAATGCCGCCGACAAGCAAAAGCACAATGTCGTTCAAGATTTTAGAGAACTGCATGTCGAGTGGGGCCATAGATTTAATTGGCTGAACGACAAAAATTAGGCTATAAAGTAGTACAAAAACGATTCCGAAAAGGATGATGGTTATGCAGACAACGACAAAGCCCCAGATTCTGATCTCAATGTCTTCTGCGGTGTATTTACTTTTTAACATCTTCGCCTTTCTTATCGTCAACCTTGTTTGTTAAGACTGGGGCAACCAAATACTCTGGGCAGGTCTGCGTGAATAAGCAGCGA